TCTTGATCTTTTGGAAACAGTACTTCTAAATTTTCGGTACAGTACTCAACATACAAATCCATAAACAAAGATATTTTATCTCCATGTGATAACTTGTCACTTGGAGAGTTATTTTCTTCTATAGTGTATGAAAATGAATTATCTTCTTCTAAAACAGACACTGGAATAGATGATACTTTTTTCTTGTAATTTTTATCGTTGTATAATATCAACCAACGTTTAACAATAGTACCAAAGTATGAATATGCTTTAGCTCCTTTAGATGGATCAAATAAGTGTATTTTAGACAGTAAAAAGATTATAATTTCATGTTGTAAATCTTCTATGTTTTCAACCTCAGTATGATAAAATTTAAACGTATGAATTATGTTTTGAGTAAGTTTAAAAAACGCATAGTTTATTTTTTCATCATATATTTTACTTCGCTCATTATAATCAGTGCTTAAATTATAAGCTACTATAGCGTCCTCAGTATCTTGAGTAAAGTAATTCTTTTTATTAGTCACAGCCATTTATTTTACTTTAAAATTGTTTAATTCGTTTTGTAAGAACTTTAATGTTTTAAAGAAAAATCCTACCTCATCGTCTCCCTCAAATGAACCTTTAGCGTCAATTTCTTTTAATTTTTTATCTGCGAAAGTAATAGTATTAGACAAATTTATCATATGATTTTCATATAGTTTAATTATGTCTTCACATGCTTCATTTTTCTTTAAAAGATTATAACTTACATAAGATAATGTAATCACTAATAGTGATAAAATAATAATTGTTAGTATCATATTGTTTTGTTTTAAAGTAAAAAAGGCTGTGACCTAAATCACAACCTTTATTTTTGTTTTGTTTATTGATTAATCTTTGAAAAAATCATTCATTACGTTTTTCAAACCTTCACTTTTAATGTTTCCTAAAGCTTGAGTTTTAACGGCTGACTTTTTAGTTGTTGATTTATTTGCCGTTAATGTAAAATTCTTATCTGTGGTAGGCAAGTTACCTTTAAATTTAGGCAACCATTCTCTTTCAAATTCAACTTTAGCTGCTAAAAAATCGGCCTGATGAACAATGTGAACTAATGAAGTTCTTACTTTAGTTTCTGGAGCCCAAGATAATAAATATGGCTTGTTTGATTCATCGTATAAACCATCATGTAACTTTATAGCTAACCATTCATTTTTAGAATAAGTGATGCCGTGAGACATTAGTAAATATAAACCACGATCTGGAACTGACATAAATTCTAGTTTAGTATTGAATGTATAATCTTCACCTAATTTATCTTTACGCCATTGATCAGTCTGAGGAATGTATGATTCATTTTCCTCATCTCCCATTTTACCTAAATCATGATTCATCGCTGAGAATACTAGTTCTTCGATAGTGTAATTTTTTTCTACTCCGAATTCCTCCCACACTGCATTAATTTTAAGAGCGGCTTTAATAACACGATTAACATGTTCTACATAACCACCTGGGAATGCATTGTGATATTCTTTTTTATGAGCTGCAGGCATCATCATAATACGTTCAGCGTATTTATTGTAAAACGCGGTTAATTCACTAGCCCTAGGTTCACTAATATACTCAGTGATAAAGGATAAAAATTCATTCCAATTGTCTTGGATTTGTTCTGCTGTTAATTTCATAACTTTTATTTTTAAATTTATACTCGATTTAATTCGCTTCCAGCAATAGGTTCAGACTCAACATACATTTTAAGTTGGTCTAACATTTCTCTAGTAGATTCTATTATTTCATAACTTGCTTCTCTATCACCTCTGTTTAAGGTAAAATTCAATTTGTTCATGTTAGACTCTATTCCGTCTAATTTTCTCAGAACCGCTTCTCTATTTCTCATTTAGTGTTTATTAGTTTATTTATTGTTTATTTTCCCCGTCGTTACATTCTGCTTCTTCTCAGTTTCTTTATGTCTTATCTTTCTTTCTCTTTTCCCGTATTAGTAATATATGTTAGGGGCTAATCAAGGCCAAATTTAAATTAAAAAATCTTTGACTTTATCTTCCACACCTTTTAATAAGGCACACTTTTCATATTCTTCAAAAGATTCAAAATGTTTTATAGATGTTTCTAACGCTAGTAAAAGTCTTTCATCTGCCTTTAACTTCAAACACTCAACGTGGAATGGATTGTCTATTTTTATACTTTTAATGTAGTCCCAAGCCTTATCGTACATTAAGTTTTCACCTATTTTTTCTAAGTCCTCTAAGTCTAAATCAGGGGAAACGTCTTTAAAAGTTTTAACAGTATACTGAGTGAAGAATATATGATTGTTTATGATTTTACTAAAACCTCCTATCCAATACAATGGATGTTCTGAGAAGTCTACTAACATAGAAACATCATCTGACTCCTTATTTTCTTCAGAATCATCAAATGTGTTAAATATATTACTAAAATCTATCATTAAAACGTGCAAATAATGTTTTTAAGGGTCTTAAATGCTTTTTATATATACTTTTATATTTCTATAAGATTCGTTGGTATAAAAAAGCCCCACATTGTTTTTTATAAATATGGGGCAAATTTATTTGACTAATACTATTTTTATGGATTTGATAGAGAATCTGTTGGCACAGATACTGCATTAGAATCCGCTGTTACAGCGATAGAATCAGTTTTTACTAAAGTAGAATCAACTGTCGGAGTTGTTTCTGTTGATGCCCCACCACATGAGGTAAGCGCGATAGCCGTAGCTAATGTTAAAATAATTGTTTTCATATTAATAAATATATAATGAAATGTTGAATTTCCAAGTTTAAATGAAATTTGCTCCTACTTTTTGCACTGCTTCAATGGCTTGTTTAAGTCCAATTTCAAAAAATTCACGTTCATTGTTGAGTCTAAACTCCTTTAAATATGAGTGAATTTCACGTTCTAATTCCATTCCACGACCCTGTAAACGATAGATATATTCTACTTTGAACGGTGTTGGAACACCTGTTGCTTTACTTAAAGCACCTCTTCTAACTTCAATTTCTTTACCTGTGTATCCTATTTTAACCATACCATGTAACGATGGATTAGACATAATGTAAATAATGTCTTTACCTTCACCTGAATTAGGAATGTTTCGTTTTGTTCGTTTAGTAAAATACTTTACATCATCCCAACCTTCAGAAGCCGGGTAATTTGAGTCTGTGGAAGGTGTTATAGTATAATAGTGTATAAAGTTGTTTTTAAAGTCCTCTAAAGCGGATATATATCCTTCGGACTCCTCAACTGTTATTTTTTTAAGGGCTTTAAATCTCTTTTCCATAATTAAAACATTAAAATGTTTAATACTACGTTAACAAACGCTTCAAAACGGTTAAATAATATCATAGCCATGTTTGGAATAAACGCTGCTAAATTAGGAATAAACGCAAATGATACAGCATTAAAAAAACTAATGTCTAAGTGACCTGTAAATTTTAAAACCAATAGTACAACTGATGTTAAAATTGAAATTGCTAAAAACGATTTTAAGATTAAATTTTTCATGGTTTTATTTATTAAGAACTATATAATCGATTTCATTAAGTGATTCCATTCCTGATTTGTTAATTTTATCAAGAACATCATCAACTGATACAGTATCAAAAACGTATGATTTAATTTTGAAGATGTTAGTTTTAACAAATTGAGCAGTTACATCAGTGATAGAAAACTTAATATTATATTTTCTAAAAATAGAAGTCAAAATATCAATATATTCATCAGTGAATAAACCAATAACATATGATCCTTTATCTTCAAGAATCAGTTGTGTTGATTCAAGCGACTCAATAACTTCTAATTCAGTTGGAGTAGCATCAACGTGGCTAAGATCTTCAGTGTCTTCAAATTGTTCGATTTTGTAGATATTCATGGCTTTACATTTTTTAATTATTATATTATAAATATATGTCTTAGAGCCCCGGAAGCCAAGCAAGGAAGTAAGCGGAAAGTGAGAGATTCAAACTCATGGTGGAGTCGGAGGGAATCGAACCCTCGTCCAAACAATTGTACAATGAAATTCATTCACAAGCTTAGTTTGTTTTTCTAAACAAACAAAATAAAAGGTTTGATGTAAGTGAGAAACCTACCTATAAACAACTTGGTTGATGACTAATTGGTTTAAACGGGCCCATCCCTACTACCCGTAATCGCGTTCACTTCTTTTTAAACCCATGAGTGATACGGGATAGACTAGGCAGCTACTGCGTAATCAACACCTACAAAAGACATTGCGTCTTCGAAAGTGAAAGTTGACTTATTGTCATTTCAATTGTACATAGGTTATTAACGTGTTTCCAATGTTAACACGGCTTGCATTTCAAAGAACTAAGTGCCTGTCAAAACCGGGCGACCCCATAAATTTACTAGTACTCAGAGCGAGACTTGAACTCGCACTTTCTCAATGAAAACAGGATTTTAAGTCCTGCGTGTCTACCAATTCCACCACCCGAGCATTTTGTAGTCGGTACGAGAATCGAACTCGTGTTTTTAGGATGAAAACCTAACGTCCTAACCCCTAGACGAACCGACCATACGTATATACCTATATATTCTTATTTGCTTTAGTAAACGTAAGTAGACTAAGTAAAAAAAGTGACAGTCTAGCTGTCCAATGCCATACTTCTATGTGTTCATTCCAAAGTATAAATGATATGATGCCGTACCATGTAAGTGTTGAAAGTAAAAATGCTAATAGTGATTTCATAATTTTTTTGTTTAACATAAATATACAATAAAATACTCTGGAAGCCTAATTGTACAAGTATATATTTTTGTCGACGTAAAAAATTTTTCATTCTGAGAGATTTTAAATCTGTTGAAATATGTCAAAAAGGATTAAAGTGGAAATGTGGGTGGTGAGTGGGTGATAGGTGGGTGGTGCGTGGTTGGTGGATGTGGTCTTTGTATATAAGTATATAGATATATACGCATCGGCCCGTAAAGGTTATATAAGATCTGTAAATGCACCTAATTCACTTTCCCACACCCCGTACCGTTATATGGATATCAACGATCATGGGCTATATGCACCACCTTATGTGTACGTACGTACGTGTACACGCATTTTACATTTCACGTAGACAGCCTTCGCCGTTATTGCTTTCTCATTTGAGCAATTGGCACTACAACTATTCCCACGATAGAAGTTACCGCCACGGCAAACATAAACACGTTAACCATTCCAAACATGTATTCGGCTACTTTTACTATAGCAGTTCCTACGATTGCAGTTACTATAATTGCTAATGTTAGGTTACGTTTGGTCTTTTTCATGTTGTGTGTTTTTGGTTTATATGGTTTAACTGAATGAATATTTTCCTACTTGTCTTCAATGTCAATGTATCCTACTATTGCTCCTATTCCCATTAATGCACTTACTGTGTACACAGCCTCTGCTTTACCTATTGGTTCCCAGTTACAGCTAAATGCTTTAACGATACACTTTACTTCACCTACTAAGGCTAAGACTATTATTGCTAATACTATTATTAAATTTTTCATATTATATATTTTAATTGTTTATTTATACTTTAAATATACGTAGTCGAACTATGCCAGCCTAATGTTTTAACTGTTGTACTTCACTATCATTTTGTCTATAAATTCCTCAGACACATTGTCAAATCGTCCTACATTCGAGTCCAGCGTAGTGCCTATTTTAACTATCTGGATGTGGTATCCATCCTTTTTACGTGACCGAATTATTTTTTCTATTGCCTTTAGTCTAACATTTTTATCTTTCATAGCCATATGTTTTTATGTTTGACTAAATATATGTCTACTTATCACACCAGCCAAACACATTACCATGTGAAGTAAAAATCGTGATCATGTCTTACGGTAGTGCCTTCATCGTAGTAGAACCTGTCGCTGTTGTACTTCGCTACTGCATTTACCTCACCTAGCTCCTCATACGACTCGCCTACCATGCTGTGGATGGTCTTTAGGTCAGTAGGCGCTTCACCTAACATACGTCCTAAGAGTGCAGCAAA